AAGTCAGGCGGTAAGGTGAAGTCGGGCGGTAAGATCTGCCCGAAAGGTAAGGCGTGGGCCAAGCGCACGTTTGATACCTACCCGTCTGCTTATGCGAACATGGCAGCTTCTAAGTATTGCAAAGATCCTAACTACGCAAAGGGCAGCAAGAAAAAGAAGAAGTAATGGCTAAAGATCCGAAGGTAGGTACAGGCAAGAAGCCAAAGGGTAGCGGGCGCAGGCTGTATACGGACGAGAATCCTAGAGATACGGTGTCTATAAAGTATGCAACCGCTCAAGATGCCCGCGATACGGTGGCTAAAGTTAAAAAGGTAAACAAACCTTTTGCTAGGAAGATACAGATACTTACGGTGCTAGAGCAGAGAGCTAAGGCAGCAGGTAAACATACGCAAGCAGACATTGCTAAACGTGGCAAAGAAGCCATACGTAGAGCGCGGAAGGTAAAGTAATGGGTCAGCTTAAACAGTGGCGGGAACAGCAGTGGGTACGTATCGGCACTGATGGTAAGATTAAGGGGCCATGTGGTACGTCGAAAGACAAAAAGAACCCAGATCGTTGCCTACCCAAAGCTAAGGCACAGTCGCTGAGTCAGTCTGAACGAGCCACCACAGCACGTAAAAAGAAGAAAGCTGGGGCAAAAGGTAAGACGGTGGTGTCTAATACCCCGAAAGCGAAGGTTAAAACAGCAAAAGTTGGCGGCATGATACGTGAAAATCACAAAGGCTGCGGAGCAGTGATGGGCAACCGTAGGAAGAAAACCTTATACGTAAAAGGTAGTAAAAATGGATAAATTAGAAGTTTTTCAAAACGGCAACTTTTCAGACGGGCGTCCTGTCTTTCAAGTTGGCAGCAAGAACGAAGACGGCACGTATACTATAGTAGATGCGAGTCTGATGAGCGAAGAGGAGGCGAAAGCTAGGCTGGAGTATTTACAGCCCACACCGGCTCCAGAGCCAAAGAAAGAACCAGTTAAGAAAGCAGCGGCTAAGAAAACCACAGCGAAGAAAAAATAGATGGCTACCTCTGGAACAACTGCATTTGAGATGGACTTCACGGAGATCGCTGAAGAAGCGTGGGAACGTGCGGGCCGTGAAATGCGTTCAGGGTATGACCTTCGCACTGCCCGAAGATCCATGAACTTGATGACTATTGAGTGGCAGAATCGTGGTCTTAATTTGTGGACGATAGACGAAGGTACAGTGAGTCTTGTTAAAGATACTGCTCAGTATGATTTGCCTGCGGACACTATTGACCTGCTAGAACAGGTAATACGTACAAACTCTGGTGATGAGTATACACAGCAGGATCTAACAATAAATCGTATCAGCGTAAGCACGTACGCATCTATACCTAATAAGTTAACAGAAGGTAGGCCAATACAGGTCTACATAGAAAGACTTGTGGCTAATCCAAAGATAAACGTATGGCCTGTGCCCGATAAAAGTAATACTTACGTTTTTAAGTATTACCGCATGAGGCGCATACAGGACGCAGGCAGCGGAGTAGAGACTCCTGATGTGAACTTTAGGTTCTTACCCTGTTTGGTCGCAGGGTTGGCGTATCACATAGCTATGAAAGAACCAGAGCTGGCACCACGTATACCGTTGTTAAAAGAGGTATATGAAGAGCAATTTAGACTAGCAGCGGACGAGGACAGAGTAAAAACTCCGGCACGTTTTGTACCACGTATGAATAGAGCGTACTAATGGCTAGTAGATTTGCCTCTACAAAAAGAGCTTTAGCTGAATGCGATATATGTGGTTTTCAGTACAAGTTACGCGAGCTAAAGAACTTAATACGTAAAGGCAAAGATACAAATTTAAAAGCGTGCCCTACGTGTTGGAATCCTGACCATCCGCAGCTAAAACTGGGCGAGTTCCCTGTAGATGATCCGCAGGCGATACGTAATCCTCGACCTGATAGAAGTTTAGGTGATGCTGGTAGTACAAGCAGTAGGCAGATACAGTATGGATTCAATCCAGTGGGGGTTGGACGCGACCCGTTTGGGCTTACACCAAATGATTTGGTTGCGACAGGTGAAGTGGGAACAGTAACAGTAACAACTACTTAGGTGATGTTATGAAGAATATGAGTACAGTAAAGCCAGTAAAAGAAGCTCCGAAGACTGATATGAAAGACGTAAAGACTACGGGGATCAAAGTTCGTGGTACAGGTGCGGCTACAAAAGGCACTATGGCTAGAGGGCCAATGGCATAACCTATGAGTATGACTTACGCTCAGTTAACGGCAAACATACAGGACATTTGTGAGAACACGTTCACAAGTGACCAGCTTGCTTTGTTTGTGCAGCAAACTGAGCAGTTCATATATAACGCCGTTCAGATACCTTCGTTACGCAAAAACGTCACTGGCACCGCTGCTTCTGGCAATAAATACTTAGCTGTACCTTCTGATTTTTTGTATACGTATAGCCTTGCAGTGATAGATAGCAGTAGTAATTACCACTATCTGCTAAATAAAGACGTTAACTTTATTCGTGAGGCGTACCCCGTTGCGGCTACCACAGGGTTACCAAAGCACTACGGTATTTTTAACGACGACTCGTTCATACTTGGCCCAACACCAAACTCAAGTTATACCTTTGAATTACATTACGGTTTTTACCCAGAGTCTATTGTGACGGCTAGCACGCTACCGTGGCTCAGTGAGAATTTTGATTCCGCACTGCTAAACGGCTCTTTAGTGGAGGCGTTGCGGTTTATGAAAGGTGAACCCGATTTAGTGCAGATGTACGATAAAATGTTTGGGCAATCTATGACGCTCTTAAAACAGCTTGGAGATGGTAAATTGAGAAGAGATTCTTACAGATCTGGGCAATACATAGAGGCTAAACAATAATATGTTTGCTGGATCAGAAGCAGCCGTAGGGCAAGTTGTAGTAACTACTACAGTTGAGAAAGGGCATGATCCTAGTTTCTGGGCTAGTAGAGCCGTTGACAGGATTGTATCTGTTGGAGGTAATTGCCACCCTCTAATTGCACAACAAGCAGAGGCTTTTAAAGAAGCAGTGCACAAAACAGTAGAGTTTTGCATAAAAGAAGCGGTAAAGAGTGATAGAACCACACTTATCGCAGAACTAGAAAAGCAAGGTCATAAAGATATGGCTGATATAATTAGGAGTCTGTAATGGCTATATCGACAGCAATGTGTACAACCTTCAAAAAAGAAATTTTAGAAGCTGTCCACAATTTTAAAAACTCAGGTGGCAGCACATTCAATCTTGCGCTGTACACAAGCTCTGCCTCTTTGGGCGCAAGCACCACAGCGTATACTACGTCGAATGAGGTATCGGGCACAGGGTACACAGCGAAGGGCGCAGCACTTACTCGCGTTGATCCTAGTAATGACGGCACCACTGGAATTACAGATTTCGCAAACTTGACGTTTAGCTCTAGCACCATAACAGCCAACGGCGCATTGATATTCAACGACTCTGCATCAGGCGACCCAGCAGTATGTGCGCTAGCGTTTGGTGGGGACAAAACTAGCACGTCTGGAGATTTTACAATTACATTCCCTACCGCAGATGCCAGCAATGCAATTATTCGTATTGCGTAACAGATGGCTAATGTTACTGGCTGGGGTAGAGGCACTTGGGGCGAAAGTTCGTGGGGCCAACCAGATCCTGTTGAGGTCACAGGTGTTGCAGGCACTGGTGCAGTTACGACAGTCACCGTCAGTGCAAGCGCAAATGCCGTTGTCACAGGCGTTTCTGGCACAGGGGCAGTCGGGTCAGTCACGATTGTTGAGGGCACGGGAGTTACCGTATCCCTTACGGGTGTGGCAAGCACTGGAGCCATTGGGTCAGTCACTGTCACAGGTGATGCAAGCACCAGCGTTACAGGAGTTTCTGCAACAAGTGCGCTCGGCACTATCGGTGTGCGTACACAAAATGTTGTCCCTGTTACAGGCGTGCAAGCTAGTGGTAGTATTGGCGAAGTCAGTGTCGCAGCAAGTGCAGGAGCATCGGTCACTGGAGTTGAAGGAACAGGTAGCACAGAACAAATTCTTGTTTGGGGAGTCATTGATGATACTCAGACGCCTAGTTATGCAGATGTGTCTACAGCCCAGACACCTAGTTATTCGACTATATCGACAAGTCAGACACCAAGTTGGGCTGTGGTTACAGATGACCAAACACCGAGTTGGACTGTGGTCACAGATGACCAAACGCCTAGTTGGGAAGAGGTAGCTTAATGCCACGTAAAGTGAAGAAGATTATCAAGGGACTAGAGAAAGCCTCTAAGACCCATAAAAAACAAGCTGAAACGCTCAAGAAGCATGTTGCTTCAATGAGCAAGCCAAAGCCTAAGACGAAAGGTCGGAGAAGATAAATGGCAACTTACGTTAATGATTTACGCCTAAAAGAGATTGCCACTGGTGACGAGTCAGGCACTTGGGGAACCAGTACAAATACCAACCTTGAGTTGATTGCAGAGGCTTTTTCCTTTGGGACGGAATCTATTACGACTAATGCCGACACCCACACGACGACCATTGCAGATGGCAGCACTGATCCCGGCAGGTCAATCTATCTCCAATACACCGGCACTCTTGATAGCACTTGTACGATTACCATCGGGCCAAACACGGTTAGCAAGCTGTGGTTCATCGAAAACGCAACCAGCGGATCACAGAGCATCATCATTAAACAAGGCTCTGGTGCCACGGTCACTATCGCCAACGGTCAAGTCAAAGCCATCTACAGTGACGGCGCAGGCTCTGGCGCTGCGATGGTGGATGCTTTCCAAGACCTGTCTGTGCCTGATCTGTTTATTGACGATGACCTGACGTTTACCTCTGACAGCGCGGTCATCACATTTGGCGCAGATGGCGATACGACGCTTACGCACACAGACGGCACCGGCCTTACTCTTAACAGCACCAACAAGCTAACTTTCGGGGATGCCGCTTCTTTTGTACAACAATCAAGTGACGGTGTTCTTAGAGTCGATGGTGAGGCGACCATTGACCTCAACGCATCTACCGCTGTTACTGTAAGTAACGATCTAAAACTAGATAGTGATTCTGCTGTACTGGGCTTTGGCGCAGATAATGACACAACTCTAACGCATACAGACGGGACGGGCCTCACTCTTAACAGCACAAACAAACTAACTTTTGGGGATACAGCGTCTTTCGTACAACAATCTAGTGATGGCGTGCTTCGTGTTGATGGTGAAGCTACGATTGATCTTAATGCGTCCACCGCTGTTACTGTTAGTAACGATCTTAAACTTGATAGCGATGCCGCTGTATTAGGCTTTGGTACAGATAATGATGTGACTCTTACGCACGTTGCCGATACTGGTCTGTTACTAAATAGCACGATGGCTATTCAATTTAATGATGCTTCTCAGTTCATTAACGCTCCAAGCGCAACAGTTTTAGACATCAACGCCACAGATGAGATTGAACTTAACGCTACGTTGATAGATGTAAATGCCAACCTAGATGTATCAGGCACGTACACCGGCGCTGGTCTGATGACCACTGGTGGCAACATAGTTATACCTGATGCTGGGACTATAGGGTCTGCTAGCGACACGGATGCCCTTGCCATAGGCGCTGATGGGGACATTACGCTCACTCAAGACTTAGAGCTAAAGCACGATGGAGCGATACTGTCTTTTGGTGCTGATGACGACACTACTCTCACGCACACAGACGGTTCTGGCCTGACGCTGAACTCTACAAACAAGATCATGTTCAACGACGCGAGCCAGTTCATTCAAGGCTCAAGCGCGACAGTGTTGGCGCTAGGTGCTACAGATGAGATAGACCTTACTGCTACTGCTATTGATGTGAATGGCACGATGGATGTGAGTGGTGCGTTGACCGGCACCAGTGCAACCTTTACGACTGCCGACAACACGACACAACTTACGTTAAAAAGCACGGACGATGACGCTTCTATTGGCCCAGTTCTGGATTTGACAAGAGATTCTGCAAGCCCCGCTGTTGACGATAACCTTGGGATACTGCGCTTCAGGGGTGACGATTCTGGGGGAAATGTAACAAATTACGCATTTTTAAACTGCTTTATTGAAAATCCCACGGACGGGGCAGAGGACGGACTGCTCAAAATAGAAACTAGAGTTAATAGCTCGAGTAAAGAGCGCATTACGATTAAGTCAACAGAGTTGGTAATCAACGAAGAAGGCGAAGACCTCGACTTCCGAGTCGAAACAAATACCGATGCAAACGCTTTGTTTGTCCAAGGAAGCAGCAACCGAGTTATGCTTGGTTTCAACGCGCAAATAGCGGTGGCAGGAGTTAATCCTCATCTTGGGGTTGTTGGAACGGACAACGGAGGCACCACTCTTGGTGTTGTTCGATACTCTGCTGATACGGGTGGCTCTAGATTTATATTAGGCAAAAGTCGAAACGGTTCAATCGCAACAGCCGGGGGCACAATCGTTCAGTCTGGCGACACCGTGGGACTGATACAGTTTGCTGCTGATGATGGCGGCGACGTTGCTACTAGACCCGTACAAATATCAGCGGCGATAGATGGCACCCCCGGATCAGACGATGTGCCGGGAAGGTTGGTTATTTCTACTGTTCCTGATGGTTCTTCCTCAATAAGTGAAGCACTACGGATTACAAATGCAGGTAACGTCGGTATTGGAGAATCAAGCCCTGCTGAAAAATTAGAAGTTGCAGGAAATATACTTCTAAATGCCTCTAATGCTGAAGTTAATCTACGCTCAGGCGCAACTGGAACATCAGGAGCAATTAACTGGACGTTTAACACTGATACAACTGATTTTGCTTCTATAAAACTTGCATACGACGATAGAAACACAACAGGTTTACATATTGACAGTGGCTATCCAATAACACTTGATGCTTCAGGCATTGGTACTATTTTTGCTCAATCTGGTAGTGAAAAAGCTCGCATCGACTCAAGCGGCAATGTCGGTATTGGTCAAACAAGCCCCGGTGCTGATTTAGAAATTCAACGTTCAGGTGCTTCTACTCTTAGATTAACCAACGCCGTGAATGCACAGTCAGCTGACGACATAATTGGCGAGATAGAGTTTTTCTCTGCTGATAATAGTTCGCCCGGTGATAGCGTTAGAGCAGATATTACAGCTATAAACGAAGATACTTCTAATAATGTAGCTTTAGCTTTTGGTACTGCGGCTAACGGTGGAAACGTCACAGAACGTATGCGAATCGGCGCAAACGGGCGTGTTCATATTGGAAGCTCGTCGGCCCTTTCCGTTGGCTCCAACATGGATTTTACGATTCAAGCTCAAGATGGCGGTGCTGGAGCGTCGATAGTAAGGAATAGTAATGACGCTGCTGCTCCGTCAATTCAGTTCGCAAAATCAAGAGGAACTGCTGCCAACGCGGTAACGGTGGTCCAAGACGGGGATACTCTAGGAAATATTAGTTTTCGCGGAGCTGATGGCACTGATCTTAATACTAAAGGTGCGGATATAATAGCTCAGGTAGATGGCACTCCCGGCTCAAACGCAATGCCGGGTCGGTTGATTTTTAGGACTAATGACAGCTCAGGTACTTTGACAAGCTCAAACGAGGTGTTCAGGATAGACAGTAATCAAACCGCGCACTTTGGAGCTACCGCTGCTATTAACAGTGGAGCCGTAACGGTGAACATCAGTGGAGTAAACCGGGCGCTTGATGTCTACCGCTCCACCTCTGTCAATGGCAATATCGTTTTCGCTGCTTTTTCTGACGTAGGCGGAACAAAAACCAAAGTCTTTGAGGTAGAAGCAAACGGAGACGTTGAAAACGCCACTGGA